GTAATAGTTGCGACAACCGACACAACGTTAACAGCGTATGTAAATGGGGTTCAGTATGGTTCTACATTAACAGCTTCATCAACCGCGTATGATGATCCATATCCTACTCTTACTGCAGATGGAGGAACAAAACATGAATTTACTGGATGGGGTATGCCATATGTAAGCGGCACACGAACTCACGGTTTAGATGGTATGATGTCTGATGGACAAGTTTGGGATGCAGCATGGACCGCAGAAGACGCCAGTTACGATTATTTAAATCCAGAATCCTTAGCATTAAATAGAGGCGGTACATCACTTACAAATTCAAATCTTAAAGCTTGGTACCCAATGCAAGATGGGCATAGAGGTGATCAAGCTTATATTTTAGATGCGTCTAATACTGGGCTTGGAGATGAGTTGGTTACTAACGGTGATTTCGCTACAGCAGGTAGTCCGTCTACATCTTCTTGGTCTTTAGGTTGGTCCTTGGGTAGTGTTAATGATGAAGGTAGTGAAATTACTGGCGGAGAATTGGTTCTTACCGATCCTTCTAGTGATAATTTTGATTCTAGAATCTATGCAACGAACGGATCAAACGCACTATTGGCTTTAACAGTAGGCGCAGTTTATAAGTTAACTTACACTATTAGCGAAATTAGTGAAACTCCAATATTGAGATATTACGACGGTAGTGGTTACGTTGCCGCGCCTTCTTCTGCGGTTGGAACACACTCTGTATATTATACCCAAGGTGCAGCTACAAGTTTTATTTTAATAAACGACACTTCCCCTGATAGCGCTGCGAGTGTAGTTAAACTAAGTAACGTTTCTTTGAAAAAAATAAACGATAAAAACAACGCAACAACTGTATTTTATGGGGATAACTTATTGTTGTCAGGGTCTGCAGAAGATGTAGATTTTGAAGATTCTGGTAATACAGTAACTTTGACACAAGCATATTTAGGAGGTGGTGGTAGTGGAGCTAATTATGACCCTGATAATACATCTAGCCCCTTGACTGGAAGTAAGGATGCAAAATTTACAGTGAGTACGGCTGGAGAAGGATGTGGATTAACTAGCCCTGGAGTTGCTCTTGTTCAAGGAAGAACTTATAAGTATTCATTTAATTACAAAGTAAATCAAAATATAGCAAAATTTAAGATAGCCTCTTCTGGAGGAACCGATATAGGAGGCGGAAATATAACAAATAGTGAGGGATATGGGCAAGGAGAATTATCTCAAACATCAAAAACAGAACATACTCAAACATTTACCATGGGTGACGCTACTGGCACTTATTACCTTGTGTGGTGGTTTTCAGACACAACAAGTACAAATGTATTGCAAATAGACGATATATCTATAAAAGAAGTAGGCGTCGCAACAGGTTGGACAGATGCAGATCAACAATTACATATACCGCAAACAACGTTGCAATCGTATAATGAACTTGCTTGGTTTGATGGGGTAGCAGATTACGTAGAAATTGCAGATCATAATGATTTTACTTTCATAGATGGTAGTAATGAGGACTTGCCGTTTTCCGTATCAGCGTGGATATTTATGAATGATGCGGCATCATTCCCTATTGTATGTAAAGATGAGGCTAGTAAAAGAGAATGGTTTTTTGGAACCGCAAGTAATAGTAAATTAAATTTCATGTTATTAGATCAGAGCGCTAGTGTTGCTACTGAACACGGTTCTTATGATACTGCATTGCTTGCTGGCCAGTGGTATCATGTAGTGGGGACTTATAATGGTGTTGGTGGTGCTAGTGCTAGCGCTGGACTTAAGATATATATAGATGGTAACGAAGTTGCCGTAGCTGTAGCTGACACTGGTACTTATGTTGATATGGAAAACTTGGGTGGAAAAGTAATGATTGGAGCACGAACAGGTCCAGCAACAGATGCGTATGCTAACGGCGTTATAACAGAAACGTCTATATGGGCAGATGAATTATCTCAAGCAGAAGTGAGTGAATTATATAATGACGGAAAAGCATTAGATGCTTTAACGCACTCTGCAGCTGCTAATATAAAAGGTTATTGGAGGAATAATGGTTTAAGTACTTGGACAGATTTAAAAAATTCTCATGATGGTACCCCAACTAGTGTAACAGAAACCCTATTAATCCCACCTGGCGTAGACGGATCTAGAGATTCCCAAGGATTTTTAATGAATAGACAGAGAAATACTAGTAGTTTGAATTTAACCACCAACACAATTGCTGACGGTATTGGCGATGGTGAAAGAGTTACTGTTCCTGGCAGAATCGATTTAGGGACAGATGATTTCTCTATATCTTTTTGGGCTTATAAATTCCAAGATTGGGCTGAGCAATGGGTAATTAGTCAATATGAAAATACTAATAATAGGTGGTATATTAAAGCTAACAGTGCTTCACCAAGGCTTTTGATTTATGCAAAATCAGCAAGCAATGTAGTTCTTCATCACCAAGATACCACCGATTTAGATGGGGCTAGTTATATGGAAAACTGGACGCACATTGTAGCTGTAGTAGATAGAGATTCTTATATAAAATGGTATATAAATGGAGCTCTTACAACCACGGGGACAGTTGATGGTTCTGGTACTGAAGATGCTAGCCAAGAGGGAGTATCCTTAACAATGGATGCAGACGTTAATGTTGGTTGGAATGAAGATCCAGCTTTTGATGACCATCATTTTAATGGTAAAATAGATGGCGTATTAATATATAACGATGCTTTATCAGCAGCAGAAGTATTAAGAAATTATAATGCAACAAAAGGAAGTCACAGAAATTAAAAAATAAAAAATGGCACATTACGAATTATATATATGTTTAACTAAAGCAACTTACGAATCTGCGGTACCAAGTGTATTGCAACCTAAATTGGGTTGGAATAATTATACGTACGAAGCAGATGGTGAAACTATAAAAACTACAACAGCTTATACTCCAACTTGGGAAGAAGCAGCTTTTAAAGGTAAATTAGGAGCACCAAGAAAAAGTTTAGATGGTAACTTGATTATCGTAAAAGGAGAATTTAGTATGTTAGAGGGAGAATTAACCGCTATCATAGCTTTAGGTAACAGTCTTGCATACCCAAACAATTCTGTCCTTACAAAAACAGAAGCACAAACATTAGTAGGTGGTGAATTATTCACTGAATAAATAATAATTAAATTAACTTAAATTAAATAAAAATGGCAAAAGGAACAAACGCAAAAATTAAAGAACTAAAAGGTATTAAACCTGAAAAAATAACTGACAAACAACTAACTAAACTAAAGGCGCTAGTGAGTGATATTAACAAAATGCACGTTGAATTAGGCGTTTTTGAAGGTAGAAAACACAAAATGCTAGAGCATTTAATGTCTCAACAAGGAAACCTTATCGAAATACAAAAAGAACTTGAGGACGAATATGGAACATTAAATATAGATATCAACGATGGTTCTATAAAATACGAAGAGGAAAATGGCGAAGTTAATAAGAAAGATTAGTGTTGGTAAAGATTACAAAAATGATGCGATGCATTATGCGGTTGGTCAAGAAGTTTACGGCGGTCACACGATCTGTGATATTTTAGAAGAAGAAAACAAATATTCTATATATATTAAAAAAGGTAAAGATGTTTTACCTTGGAAAGACTTCAACAAAAATATGGCTGTATCTGTAGAGTATAATCTCGAATACTAATGAAGAGTGTTTACAACTTTGTTGTAAAACCAAAAGGAGGAAGATATAATAATACTACGAAGGTTGGAGATTCAGAGCTAATTCTTAACACTGAAATCTTCAATCATCAGTATGTAAATAGAGAAGCTGAAGTTATATCAACTCCAATTATTGGTGATACAGATATAAAACCCGGAGATACAGTTATAGTGCATCACAACGTGTTTCGTAGATGGCACAATGTAAAAGGTATAGAAAAGAATAGTAGAAGTTTTTTTAATGAGTCTACTTATATGATATCTTCTGATCAAATCTTTTTATACAAAAGAGACGATAAATGGATAACTCCAAAAGGATATTGTTTTGTAATGCCTTTAAAGCAACAAAATCCACTTGATGTGGATTTAGAAAAGCCTTTACAAGGTATCGTTAAATATTCAGACGGTACAGTTAAGGTTGGTGATCTAGTTGGTTTTAGACCAAGTAGTGAATACGAGTTTATCGTCGATGGCGAAAGGCTATATCGAGTTTTATCTAATTTTATTACAATCAAATATGAATATCAAGGAGACGAAGAAGAATATAATCCAAGCTGGGCACAAAGCAGTTGAAGAACTGATTAAGGTAGCTAGGGAAGCAATCGTAGATTCAGACGATGATATATCAGCAGATAGATTGAAAAATGCCGCGGCTACTAAAAAACTAGCTATATTTGACGCATTCGAAATACTTAACAGAATACAAGAAGAAGCAAACCTGCTTGAGGGCAAAGCACCTGAAGAGAAAAAGGAAAAAGTTTTTAAAGGATTCGCAGAAGGTAGATCTAAGTAATGTACAAGCAAAGTTTAGTTAAAACAATACAACCAGTAAAAAAGACAACAATAAGTCGTCTTAATAAAGGTAAAAAATGGAAATATGGATATGATAAAGAACATGATATTATCGTTATATCAAAAACTGGTCAAATTGGTGAAATCTTGGAAGTGCAAAACTTGCGGATTGCTTTACCCAAAGTGCCAAAACAAGTGTACAAGCACGAAAAAAACAAATGGGTAAAATTTGAACAACCTAAAGAGTTAACTCGTTTAAAAAATATATTTGATTGGAGAAATTATCCAGATGAAAACAAAGAACAGTGGTTCGATTATATAGACGAGGAGTTTAAAAGAAGGGACGAAGGATTTTGGTTTATGAATAATGGTAAACCAACTTATATAGTAGGAACGCATTATATGTATCTTCAATGGAGTAAAATTGATGTTGGCGCTCCAGACTTTAGAGAAGCAAATAGATTATTCTTTATATTCTGGGAAGCTTGTAAAGCTGATAAAAGATGTTATGGAATGTGTTATCTTAAAAATAGACGTTCTGGATTTTCCTTCATGTCGTCGGCGGAAACAGTTAATTTAGCCACTCTTGCAAGTGATAGTAGATATGGTATACTATCTAAAACTGGAGCTGATGCTAAAAAAATGTTTACGGACAAAGTTGTTCCTATATCGATTAATTATCCATTCTTTTTTAAACCTATACAAGACGGTATGGATCGTCCAAAATCCGAACTTGCTTATCGTGTACCTGCTAGCAAATTCACGAGGAAGAAAATGGCGGCGACAGATGGTATGGAGGATATCGAGGGTTTGGACACGACGATAGATTGGAAAAATACTGGTGACAATAGTTATGACGGTGAAAAATTAGCACTACTAGTACACGATGAAAGTGGTAAATGGGAGAGACCTGATAATATACTAAACAACTGGAGGGTTACAAAAACTTGTTTAAGATTAGGTAGTAGAATAGTTGGTAAGTGCATGATGGGTTCAACATCAAACGCTTTAGATAAAGGAGGTGA